CCCACCTGAAGGCCGCGCCCCTCTACCGCTACCTCGCCCGCTTCCCTCCAGAACGCGCAGCAGTTCTGCGCAAATTCTATGAGGAGTGGGCCCGTCGCCCGCGCCACAAATACAAGACCTTCCTTAAGGCCGAATTGTTGCCAAAAATGGTCGACTGTGAGATGGACGTGGTCACCAGTCGCGCGATCCAAAATCCCGATGAAGCCACAACTGTGTCGCATGGACGCTGGTGGCTGAGCGTCGGCGACGAGCTCAAGAGGCAGTGGGCCCCACCCGGCCCGATTGTCTACACGAGCGGGCTCAACGCGCGCGAGCTGGGCGCCCTCGCCGAAATCTGGCTCGTTCGCACTGACTGGCGCGCGATCGAAGGCGACTGCTCACGTTGGGACGGCCGCTACCTGCTGGCCTGCGGCGCCTTTTTCATCGCCCTGCTCATCCTGTGGGGCGTGCCCGGCTACATTCGCGACGAGGAATGCCGCAGCGGATTCAAGCTCAACACCGACCTGGCGCAGTTTCAGATCGCATTCTGCCGCCTGTCGGGCGTCGGCCAGACATCATGCGGCAACTCGGCCGCTAACGTGGGGTGCGCCGTCCGGGGCCTCGTCATCCGCGATCCAAACCTGGACCATCCATTCCAGCTCCTCGTATTGGGTGACGACATGCTCCTCTTCGTGCCCGGCTCACACCCCGTGCAGCCGGACGACATCGCCCATGGCTACTCCTCAGTCGGCCACAAGCCCACCGTCGTCGAGACGACCTGCCACCCGCTAGGCCCGACCTTTTGCAGCGGCCGGTTCTTCCTCGCTGACGTCGGTAGGGTGTGGGCGCCCAAGCCCGGCCGCCTCCTCGCCAAAGGCGGCTGGATGATGCGGTTCACACTCACGCCTCTGCAGTGGCTCGCCTGCGTCGGACACAGCATGCACCACAGCTCGAATCATGTGCCGGTCGTCCGCGCCATCGCGCGGCGGTACATGGAGCTGGCCGGCCAAGCTGACCCGACGTGGATTGCCACCTACGACGCCGAACGCAAGGCCGCCCATGTGCCCGCCCCCACTGGTCCGCATGAGTGCTCAACTGAGGGCCTACTCGAGTTCTGCACCTTCTATGACGTCACACCGTCTCAAATCGACGAGCTCGAGGCGGCCATCGGGCGCATGCTACCCGGCGATGCTCTTGACCACCCCGTCGTCACTGCCATCCTCGCGCGCGACCTTGAGGCACCCACGAAACCGGTCGACGCAGCCGCCCGCTGCAGCGCCGACCTCGTTGACCGGCCAGCGGACTCGGCCCCGCACGTCGACCCCGATAGCTGGGTCCAACCTGACCCCGACTTCTGGCCCTTCGAACTCAAGTTCGCGTCGTGGGGCGCTGAAGAGCTCGTCAAGGCGCTCCAAACGCGCCTCAAATTCACTTGCGGCATCCATGTTCGCGCGCCGCCTCCACCCGCCCATGAATCTTAAGTGCCTGAGCCACCGATCGGGCGGGCCATCCGCCGCCGGCGCCAGGGCCGGCACCCGTGAAGCCCACACGACCAAAGGGCAACTTGCTCCGAGCGCTCCCATGCCTGATGTCAAGAAGAACAAGGCTCAGCGCTCTGCGCGCCGCCGCGCAGCACCGCGTCAACGCCGTCCTGCCGCCGCCCCCAGACACCACGCCTCCGTCGGCCCCGAGCCCAACGTCGCCCCAGCTATCAAAGCTGAGCTGCGAGCCCGCAGCCCCAACGACGACGTCTACCGGCTCCTCCTGTCCCATGTGCTGCCCCTGTCAGCGGCTCCGGTCCGCCACTCCGACCCTTACGGCGCCCGGCCCACTGCCCTCGGCAAGCCTTGGTCGCAGCTAGACGCCCCGTGGTTCAACCGCCCGGCTCCTGCCGCCAACTACCCCAGCAACTACGACATCGACAAGCTTCTCATCATCGAGCAGCACGATCCTCGCGCGTTCCTGATGGTCACCGACTTCACACCTGCTCGACTCAAGGTCGACGGTGTGGCGGACGCCGACATCACCAACTCGATGGTCTGGGAGACCGACGGCAGCGGCGTGGGCATCCGCACCATGCGAGCCGGAGACTGGTTCAACCCCTCCGCCGCCACCGTCACCGGCGGCACCAGCGGCTACATCAAGCACGGCGGCAAGCTCTACGCCCGGCAGTTTGGCGACCAGTCGGCCTTGCTCGTCAACACGGCGCCCAACACGGGCTCCTGGACCGCAAGCCGCCTCGTCATCTCCAACAATACCGGCGTCTTCGCAGCGAACACCACCTACAACTTCACGGTGCGTATGTTCACACTCGGCGGCTACCGCGACCTGCCCATCACCTTCGTCGGCAACGGCACCAACTCGCAAGGCGTCACGCTCTCGTCCGCGAACCTCCCCAAGCTCAGTTGGATCAACGCGAGTTACCGTGGCGCCTACCTGACCGCAAGTGGGCCCGCCGCCACCGACCCGAGTCCGCTCGACCTCGCCTTCCTCACACAGGAGACGTGCGACGGCGTCTGCGTCTACCCCGTCCCCGGCCTGGTTGCCAACGAGAACGTCGTCGACGAGCTCCGCATCCTCGGCCAGGCGGTCATGTTCACCAACGACGCCGCCCACGAGTTTCGCGCAGGCAAGCGCGCCCAGTACCAATCTGGCGGCGCGGTCCCTGTCGACTCCTACTTCCTCGCCTCCAACATCTACACCAACGTTTCGAACAACCAAGGTGCTGAGAGCGAGGACCTTGTCGAAGGAGCACATTCCTGGCGCCGCCCCAGTGGCATGCGCGACTGGGACATGCTCCCGTTCGACGGCCCGGCCGACAACGTCGGCGCTGGGCTGTTCTTCGGCACGCCCCCGCAGACGGCTGACTACCTCTGCATGGCGCTCTCTGCCCCACCCCCTGGAGCTGGGGCCGCTGCGGCGGCCACCGCCCAAGTCGGCCGCATCACCTACGGCTGCGGAGTGGAGTACGAGACCGAGGACACCTGGCGCACCATCGAGCCGCCGGAGATGGACGAGGACCGCTACAGCCGCGCGATGCCCATCCTGCGCACCATCACGCAGCACACGACCAACAAGTCGCACCTCACGCTCGCCAAGGTGCTGCGCGTTGCGCTAGGCGTCGCCCGCCTCGGC